ATACCCCTACAGCACCCCCGCACATTAAATAAATACCTGCCAAAAAATAATATTTGCAAAAATATAAAACACATGGTACAAATAGTAAACAAACTACAACCTAACCTGTAGACAGAATGCCAAGACATATAAATTCAGATGCAATAGACGTTATTTTTGACTCTAATGATAAGTCAAAAATAATATATACCAGCGAAGCACATGCAAGTGCTCCCCCCATGTTAAGCGAGAAAGTGGCGTTAGAGTCCATACTCGCTCGCTACGACTATCAATTAGTTAATTCTACCAATCAGATGCGCCAGTTCATATTGGCAAACCTGTTTAGACTGGCAGAAAATAGCGAAGACGAAAAGACCAAACTCAAAACCTTAGAGACACTAGGCCGTGTTACAGAGATAGGTCTATTTACAAATAAAATAGAAATTGCTATCGCTGACAAACCAACATCTGATCTAGAGGTCGAACTCAGGGGCCTATTAAAGAACTATGCCAAGACTGAAAAACAAGTCGTGGAAGAAATTACCGATGAAGAGCTGCGAGGATACGATCAGATTGAAGAAGATGATCTGATGGACGACTCTGAGTGAGCGGACCTTTAGGTGATATTTATTTAGATGAAAAGTTTCTTACCGCTGCGCTTAACTCTGCACCTGCAAGTGAACGAGCAAAGCTTATAGCCCTTATTGATGAATTGCGTAAGCGCCACGAGCGTGACTTTGCACAAGAAAACTTCCTTGCATTTGTACAGAAGGTCTGGCCTGATTTTATCTATGGGCGCCATCATGCAAGAATGGCGCAAGAATTTGAGAACGTAGTTAACGGTAAAAATAAACGGCTTATTATTAACCTCGGTCCGAGGCACACAAAGTCAGAGTTTGGGTCATACCTACTCCCTGCATGGTTTTTAGGTAAGTACCCTAAGAAAAAGATCATACAGTGCTCGCACACATCCGAACTTGCTGTAGGCTTCGGACGTAAGGTCCGAAACTTAGTGTCTAATCCGTTGTATCAAGAAGTGTTCCCCGGTGTAGAGCTTCAGGCTGACTCAAAGGCAGCTGGTAGATGGAACACCAGTGCGGGTGGTAACTACTTTGCGATCGGGGTAAGTGGTGCTGTAACAGGTATTGGTGCGGACATACTGATTATTGATGATCCACACTCGGAACAAGAGGCTGCGATAGCGGCAAGTAACCCTGAGATTTACGATAAGGTGTACGAATGGTACACATCAGGTCCGAGACAGCGGTTACAACCCGGTGGGGCAATTATTATTATCCAAACTCGTTGGTCTAAGCGAGATTTAACTGGACAAGTTAAACAGAAGGAGTTAGCAGGAGGTGGAGATAAGTGGCGTGTTGTAGAATTACCTGCTATTCTACCGTCAGGTAAGCCTTTATGGCCTGAGTTTTGGAGTATTGAGGAGTTAGAGTCCACTAGAAACGCAATTGACGTCTCTAAATGGCAAGCTCAGTATCAGCAAAATCCAACTTCTGAAGAAGGGGCTATCGTAAAACGGGAATGGTGGCAACGATGGGAAAAAGAAACCCCGCCGCCTACCGATTTTGTACTTCAAACGTGGGATACTGCGTTTGAAAAACATAACAGAGCCGATTATTCGGCATGTATTACATGGGGTGTGTTCTATCACCCTGACGAAAACGGTGTTAGTCAAGCTAATATTATTATGCTGGACGCAAAGCGTGACCGTATGGAGTTTCCTAGGCTCAAGGAAGTCGTATTAGAGGAATATAAGTATTGGGAACCTGATGCCTTGATTATAGAAAAGAAAGCCTCTGGTGCCCCTCTAATTTACGAATTACGAGCAATGGGTGTACCTGTATCAGATTTTACACCGACCCGTGGTAATGATAAGATTTCACGCTTAAACGCTGTTGCAGATATATTTGCATCAGGCCGAGTATGGGTTCCTAATACCCGATGGGCAGATGAAGTAATGGAAGAAGTAGCATCATTCCCTGCAGGGCAACACGATGATTATGTTGACTGTGTGAGTATGGGGATGGCAAGATTCCGTAAAGGTGGTTTTTTAAGTTTACGTTTAGACTCTAATGAGATGAATGAAGAATTTACACCAAGACAAGCAGCCTATTATTAAAGAGATTAGAATTATGAATATGTTTAGACAATGTTTATTAGAATTTATAGGGTGTGCTGTACTACTAGGTGCCGCTGTATATGTTCTTAGCCTTATTACCCCAAGCTGTTAAGGAAACAAAATGATAGATAAGAGTGTGAATCCAGCCCCGATGGGCTTAGATGCTATACCTATAGAAGAAGATCAAGAACCGCTAGAGATTGAGATTGAAGACCCTGAGTCAGTAACGATTAGCTTAGGCGAACAAGAGATTCTTAAGATTCAGAAAGAAGTTGATGAGGAGAAGTTTAGTGCTAACTTGGCTGAAGAAATTGATGACTCGGTTTTACAATCACTTGCATCTGATCTTATTAATGACTTTGAGTCTGATGTAAGCGCAAGAAAAGATTGGGTCCAGACGTACGTTGATGGGTTAGAACTACTAGGTCTTAAGATGGAAGATCGCTCAGAACCTTGGGAAGGTGCATGTGGTGTGTATCACCCACTGTTAACTGAGGCTGTTATTAAGTTCCAAGCAGAAACTATTACTGCAACATTCCCTGCGTCCGGTCCAGTTAAAACACAGATCATAGGTAAAGAGACTGAAGAGAAGAAAGAAGCCTCACAGCGTGTTCAAGACGACATGAACTATCAGCTTACTGATGTGATGACTGAATACAGACCAGAGCATGAGCGTATGTTATGGGGCCTAGGCTTAGCTGGTAACGCTTTTAAGAAAGTATATTATGACCCGTACTTAGGTCGTCAAGTTGCTATGTACGTACCTGCTGAAGATATCGTTGTACCGTACGGTGCGGCAGACTTGCAGAGTGCAGAACGTGTAACTCATATAATGCGTAAGACTGAGAATGAAATACGCAGACTACAGTATGAAGGTTTTTATAGAGATGTAGATTTGGGTGAACCTTCCAATACTATGGATGATATTGAGAAGAAGATAGCTGATAAGCTTGGGTTCAGGGCGTCAACGGATGATCGGTTTAAACTGTTAGAAATGCATGTTGAGATTAATCTTGAAGGTTTTGAGCACGAAGATCATGAAGGAAAGCAAACTGATATAGCGTTGCCGTACGTGGTTACTATCGAAAAAGGCACAAACACAATCCTATCAATTCGTAGAAATTGGGACCCTGACGATGAATCTTGTAAAAAACGCAATCATTTTGTTCACTATGGCTATGTTCCGGGTTTTGGCTTTTATTGCTTTGGGCTTATTCATCTTATTGGTGCCTTTGCCAAGTCTTCTACTTCGATCCTTCGTCAACTGGTTGATGCGGGGACTCTCAGTAATCTTCCGGGGGGCTTTAAAACTAGAGGACTAAGAGTTAAGGGTGATGATACTCCGATTGCTCCGGGTGAGTGGAGAGATGTAGATGTACCGTCTGGTGTAATGCGTGATAACTTTATGCCATTACCGTACAAAGAACCAAGTCAAACATTATTAACTTTACTTCAAGGAATAGTCGATGAAGGTCGCCGTTTTGCTGGGGCTGCTGATCTTGCTGTCTCTGATATGTCCTCTAATAGTCCTGTTGGTACAACACTCGCTGTACTCGAGAGAACGCTTAAAGTAATGAGTGCAGTGCAGTCGCGTATACACTACTCGATGAAGCAAGAGTTTATTTTACTACGTAACATTATAAGAGACTATACCCCTGATGAATACGATTATGACCCTGCAGAAGGTAGCAGACGCGCTAAGAAAGCTGACTATGATTTGGTATACGTACTTCCTGTATCAGACCCTAATGCCTCCACAATGGCACAAAAAGTCGTCCAGTATCAGGCAGCTCTACAACTAGCACAAGGTGCACCACAACTTTATAACTTACCTGTTTTACATAGACAAATGCTGGAAGTATTAGGGATACCTAATTACCAAAAGTTAGTGCCTATGGAAGATGATATGAAACCTCGTGACCCAGTTACAGAGAATCAGAACATCCTTAAAGGTAAACCTGTTAAAGCATTCTTGTACCAAGATCATCAGGCTCACATTGCTGTACACATGTCAGCTATGCAAGACCCTAAAGTTCAAATGGTATTACAACAAGCTATGGGGCAAAACCCACAAGCTCTAATGGCATTACAAGCAACTATGGGTGCTCACATAAGCGAGCATTTAGGTTACGAGTATCGTAAACAGATTGAGCAAGCTATGGGTATGGATATACCTAGCTACGGTGAAGATGATACTGATAATCAAGTAACTATTCCTGAAGATATGGAAGTGCAAATTTCCAAACTAGCAGCTCAAGCTTCACAGCAGTTAACAGGTCAGCATCAACAAGAAGCTCAAGCTCAAGCTAATCAAGCGAAGCAACAAGACCCGTTGATACAAATGCAACAACAAGAGTTACAACTTAAAGCTCAAGACTTACAACGTAAAGTAGCTAAAGACCAGTCTGATGCTCAGTTGGAAGCGATGAAGATACAAGTTGATCGTGAACGTATTGGTGCACAACAACAAGTAGCAGGTGCTCAAATTTCATCCAAGATGCAAGATACACAAGCGCAGTTACGAGCAAAACAAGATGAGTTAGCAGCGAAGCTAGGTGTAGATGTGGCCCTTAAAGAAGGTGAACGTACGCATCAGAAACAACAGACTAACCAACAGCATGACCATGCTAAGTTCTTAGCGGAAAGGCAACATCAACAAGCTGAGAGACAAGCGCAAAGGCAAGCTGACCAAACAGTTCAACATAAGAGGAAACCTGAATGAGTGGAG